TTACGATGTATTCTAAAATGATAATGTTTCCATTGTCAAGTGCTTTACCAACAATACCGTCTCCAAAATAAACTTCGTATGATCCAGATGTTTGTTGTAAAAAATAAATTAAACTATCACTATTTTCATTTGTGATGTCTTCAACTCTTGTAAAAGTTCTTGTTGTATTATCAGACAAAGAATTTTGAACGGAGACTTTTAGAGTTGAAATATCAACCTTATCAGAATCAAGTATAAATTTTTGTTGTAAATTGTTTGAGTTCGCAGAATATCTTGTTGTTACCAAAGTACCTTCATAAATTGGTAACTGCAAAAATTCTAAAACTCCATTTTGCTTATTGATTGTAACGTCTTCGTTTACAAGAAATGAATAAGTTGAATTGTTTATATCAGATGAAAACTTTGTACCTTTTGTTATAGTAGCAGTTGACAAATCTTCAGGATTGTTTATCGTTACATTTAGATAAGCAATCGGTGCCTTTGACGATCTTGGTAAATAACCAAGAGTTTTAGCATGAGAAGAAATTGTGCTTTTCAAAACTGCGGTATCAAGAAACATTTCGCTTGAAGAAAAGTTCAAATTGTATGCAAGATAATGTGTATTGTATGCAAGTATGTCTAACAACACGTTCATACCAGAACCTTCAAAATTATAATCAGAAAACTCTGTTTGTGATTTTAGAAAAAGTTTTAGATTGTCTTTGATTCCATCGAAATCTAATTCGGTTATTTTATTTTTTGCCATTTATCGTAATCTCTCTAGTATGATTTCTGCCGTTTGTAAATCTGCTGGTGTATTATTCAAATAAAAATCGACCAACACTTGATATTTGTTATCATCATATAATGGGAAAACACGAACCCCTGCCAAGATTATTCTTGATTCAAAATTATTTATAACGAGTTCTATACGAGTTGCAAGAACATTCGCTGTGATACCATCCATTGGTTCAAACAATAAATCTTGAATACCTGAACTTACTTCTGAATGAAAAGGTTTGTCAGTTGGCATCAAAGTAATCAAATGATTCAAACTTCTTTTTACAGATTGAACATCTGTTACTTTTGAAACATCTCCGGTAATCGGATTTCTTGTCATATTGAGATTCAAATCTTTATACTGTTGTGCATTTCTTTCAGAATCTTTTGTAAGAGAAGCGTCATACTTTACACTCATAACTATTATTTATAAGAATAAATGACAAATATACAAATTGAGTTTTATCTAAAATATAGATGTTACTTCTTTTATAAGGCAATCAACAAAAGATGTAGATAAATCAATTTTTATTGGCACTTCAAATGGTATTGTTATTTCATCCAAACTAATTTGAGAAAAATACCCTGACATTTTATTTTTGATATAGTTTGTAGGTGGTATCAATAATATTATTTTTTGAATACTTGCAATCAAGTCATTTATACCACTAATTACGTTTGGCGTTTCAGCAATAACTCCAAGTGGTCCAGCAGCAACTGCGGTAGTTGTAGATGAAAATAAACCTTGAACAAGAGATTTCATTGTGTCTTCAACTTCTTTGATAAGTTCAAACAAAGGATCTAACAAAGGTAAAAAACCTGCCATGACAAGTTCTGATAATTTAGTTTGTGCTTCTGAACCATCCCATTCTGGAAAAGGTATTTCACCTATGTCACCAAAATTCAAACCTTTCAAATATGAAGGCACACCGTCTATGTCCGGTATTTTCAATGGTATACCAATATTGAAATCATTTACGAAATCTCCAAATGCTAATGACTTTAAAGAACCAACTGGATCAGCACCGATTGAAATCAAATCTGCCATACTTGATAATATAGCAGTCAAACTTGATAATAACTCATTAAGCGCAGATATAACTGCCGCCGGATTTGCTTCTGCTATCACATCAAGAACAGCATTCAAAGAATCTAATAAAATAACGAAAGGTGCAAATTGAACATCAATTGTATTTTGCTTTACAAACTTATCAGATTGATCAATTAGACTTTTAATAAGTTGTTTCAGTTCTCTAAAATTTCTGTCAAGTTCTTCTTGCGTAAATGTCTCAGCAACTTCTTCAGTTGTTATATTCAAATTTTTTGAAATTATACAAGGTATACAAATATCAACAGATGCCATTATTCATAATCCTTCAACAAACTTTTCAACTTAGTAATCAAACTTTGAAGTTCTACCGTGTCAGTTGGTTCTTTCAAATAAAACAATGGACTACCCATGTTACCTACCCAGTTTGAACCTTTTATAATATTTTCTAAAACAGTGACTATACTTTCAAATATTTTTGATAATGATGTCGTATCATTTGCGAGGATCATTTTATCAACTTTCAAATTGAAATTGCCATCAACGGTTAGATTTGCGTTACCTTTGATATTTACATAATTACTACCGGCAACAATTTCATAATTGTCACCTACAACTCTTGTAACTTTATTTCCGTCTGCATCTATTTCGTAAAACGTACCAGATGTATGGTATTCATGAATTCTTTCTGAACCATTTGTGTCATCAAATTCTACAACGTGACCAGATTCAGATTCAAATACATGATTCCTAGGATACTCAGCATTATTTTCTATTTCAAGTTCATCCCATGTAGAACCATCCGCAGATGAAACGCCGGTTGTAGAATTATTTGCTTTTTCAATTTCGGATTGGTGTAAACCACCTCTTGCTAATCTGTTTGTATCAGGTTCACCAGTGATTGAAGGATAAATACCATTTGGATCATTGAAACCTTTTGATGAGTTTGCCGATCTTGAAGCAACTCCGGGAATCGAACCTAAAATCATTGGTTCTTGAAAAGCATCTGGATCACGAAAGAAACCAAACACCTGCGAACCTTCAACTAAGAATGAAGGTGTGTGTCCCATACCATCCATTGAAGGTGTGGTGACTGGATATATTATGTGCGCCCATTGTAAATCGTTTGTTGGTATTTTACTTTTGTCTTCGGTGTGATAAGAAAATAATCTTACACGAACACGACCTAATCTTTCAGGATCGTTCCTATCTTCTACTACACCTGTGAACCAGATGAAACCATCACGACCATAAAGATGTGAAATCATTTAACTATTTATTAGATTCTTTTTGATCTTTTTTTTCGTCTTCTTTTTTCTTTTTAGGTTTGACCATTTTGGGAACTTTGGTTTGTATATCACCAACTCCACTACGATCAATATAAGAATAGACGTATTCTTTGAAACTTTTCATTATGCGTTATCTACCAATACTAAACTAAATTCTGTTGAAATAGTTGCGTTTGTTGCGCCTTTCGTTCTAACTTCAAGATCAGTTTTTTCTACAAATTTAATTGGAATTGCAAATTCTAAAGTTTGGTTACTTTGATAAAGTGCCATTGTTTGAGAAATTCTAAATGTTTGCCCAAATGGTCTTTGAAATAAACCAATCAAAGTTTCTTGATTTTTTGATGCAGACGCTGAAAGTTGCATAAGATAACCAGTTTTACCAGCAGGTATAGTGTAAAATGCTTGCAATGTTTGCCCATATTGAGCATCAATTTCTGTAACATTTGTCCCACCAATTGAAACAATTATTGGATAAGCGTTTGTGTTACTATCAGTATAATACGCTCTGAATATTCTATGAAAACTTTGTGACCCAGCGGTTGAAGTTCCTGTTAATGATAATGTCTCAGTAACTTCATTATAATCTGTATCCAAACCTTCAATTATTATATCACCAGTATCAGAAGCGTTTGATGTTACTGTGACTGTTCCCGGAAAAGCACTATAATCAATAGTTGAAGTTGAAACGGTATCAGCAAGAGTCCACACAGTACAAAAATCTGCGGATGATGTGCCTTCAACTAATCCAAATTTGGAAACACCAGAATAACCGGCAAGTTGACCAGCAGATATAATTATGTTTGATGCGGCACCAAAGGTATTAACAATATTTCCTTCTTGATCTCCGATCATTACAACTTCGAAAGTTGTTTTGTTATGATCAAGATATTGGTCTGAATCTATTCTATACTGTGCCATTTCTCTTAAAAACTTCCAATTCTTTTTTTCGCTTCTTTTTGTCTCTAACTACAACTACCGATGAATCGTCACCTGTACCGGCAACGCTTGTTCCTGTTACGTTTGCAATTTCTTCAGATACTTTTTCTAAATCTTTGAGTGATACAAAGATAGGATTGTCTTCTGAATCAAAAACCTCAAAGATTTCAATACCCATTACAACGTCAATGGGTTCTTGATTTTCGATATTGTAAACCAAACTTTCATTTTGAATATATTCATAATCATTTTGCTCGGTTTTATACATTACATCATTTTTGAGTTTGTATGTGCCTTTTGATAAAGTTTGTATTTCGTTTGATTCAACAAGATCTGATTTTATATTATGATTTTCATATAGATAATCTAAGAATACGTTTTCTAAATCAGCAGATTCTTTGAATGTATCTTTGAGTAAATATAATGCAGTTGCGTATGAACCAAGTGTGGTACCAATCAATGGTATCTTTTTTAGGATTCTTCTTATATTGAAAACTAATTTATGAAAAACAGTATATGCGTTTTTTTCTTTTGATGATTCTAATTTATCTGGTTTAC